GGCCGCCGTCGCCAGGTGGGAGGCCATCCTGGGCCGCCCCGCACCCGCGCCGTCCGAGCCCGCCGTCACAGCCTCGGGTCGCCGTCTGGCCGCTGCCTTCGTCGAGTGGATGATGGGCCTTCCCGAGGGGTGGGTGACCGGCGTACCCGGCCTGTCACGCACTAGGCAGATCCGCCTGCTCGGCAACGGCGTCGTCCCTCAGCAGGCCGCCCACGCCCTGACCGTCCTGGCCGCCTGGTCCCGCACGGGGGCGCCCGCTGACGACGACGGGCGCGGCACCCCCGCCCTGTGCGACCCTACCGGTGCCTGGCTCACCGGACGCTACGAGGAGAACAACTGACCATGGTCAACACCTACCAGCCCATCAACAGCACGGCCCTGGAGATCCTCGCTCTCCTGCGGGACCAGGCCGAGTACGACCAGGTGACGATCTCGGCCACAGCCGTCGGCAACGCCCTCTGCACCACCCGGGAGACCGCCGCCCGCAACATGCGGAACCTCGTGGACATGAACCTCCTGGAGGTCATCGTCCCCCAGAAGGGGGCTCTCGCAGCCACGTACTGGGTGCCGCCCGCGGCCGTCTCCCTGCTCGACGCCCTTAACGGGGTCAGGAAGCCTGTGGCGACGCGCACGGACCGGCAGGAGGTCCTCTACGCCACCAGGGACGGATCCGTCACCATCGAGGAGGGGGATTGGGAGGTGTCGGCCGACGTGGACGCCTCCCTTCTCCTGCGCGTCCGGGGGAGTGCCCGGGTCGCCGTGCCGGGGGATGTCTCGGTGGTGGCCTCCGAGAGCGCCAGGGTCGTCGCCTACGCCGACGCCGCGGTGACCGCCGGCGACTGCACGTTCGTTCGCGCGTACGGCGCGGACGTCAGTCTCTATGGCAACGCCGTGGGGGTTGTCTCCCAGGGTGGCGCGGTGACAGCGTTCGACTCGGCCTGCGTCTACGCGACCAACAGTGCCTACGTGGTCGCCTACGACAACACGACGTGGCACGCTACTGATACTGCGGTCGTCCGCGCCGGCGGCCAGTCCCGTGGGACCCTGTCAGGTCGCGCGACAGCCTCCTTGATGGATGAGGCTGTGGCCCGGGCGTCGTGGTACGCGTCCGTCCTCCTGGACGGGGACGCGATCGCGGAGGGCGGCGAGCAGGTCCGGCAGGAGGACATCTCCTCCAGCAAGGGGGTGCTCGAGCTCTACGGTGCCGTCCGCGGTGGGAAGGCGCGCCTGTACAAGGTCCTCCAGGAGGGCCGTGTGAGCGGCAGGCCTTTCAACAAGCCCACGGAGTGGGACATCGACTCCGACGTGGAGTGCGACGAGTGGCTCCCGGACTCGATCTGTGAGGGTGGCCTGTTCCTGTACGCCACGTTGGCGCACGCCGCGGCGGCTGCTGTGAAGGACGAGGTGATCGTGGAGGTCGTCGCGGACCCGACTGACGTCTTCTCGGTGGGTGACGGCGTGGTGAAGGCTCGCCGGGTCCACGTCGTTGAGGAGCTGAGGTGGTGGCGGTGAGGGCCGGAGGGTAGCAGAGGGCGGCCGCCCGGGTGAAAGGAACGAAAGCCTCGGGCGGCCGCCCTGCTCCGCCTATTATTGCACCATGTGGTCGAAGGGGTCAAGGCGCGGCGGGCCGCTGCCGCCGGACTGGGCGCGGATCCGTCAGGCTGTCATTCGCCGGGATGGTGGTCGTTGCGTGTTCTGTGGTGGCCCGGGTAATCATGTGGATCATATTGATCCGGGTGGCCCGCACGAGCTGTGGAATCTCCGCCTCCTGTGCCAGTTGCATCACATGCAGCGGACCGCGGAGCAGTCGCACGCTGCGAGGCGCGCCCGAGGGTGGACGAAACCGAGGCGTGAGCATAGACCAAAGGGCAAGCATCCGGGTATCCTATAGGCGTACGGCACACCATTAGGAGGATGCTATGGGCAGCAGGGGGCCGATCCCCAAGAGGTCAGGGCAGGGGCACAGGATCACCCAGGCCAAGAAGGCCAAGGCCGGGGTCAAGCGTGTCCGCGTCAAGGACGGCGTCGTCAAGCCGCCGACGGCGGACCCGGAGTGGCACCCGATCGCGAAGGCGCTCTGGCAGGCGGTCAAGGACTCGAAGTACACGATCTACTACGAGCCGTCGGACTGGATCCTCCTGTTCGACGCCTGCGACGAGATCAGCGTCTACAAGTACGGCGGCATGAGCCGGTCCGCGGTGATGCGCGCCTCCCTGAACCAGATGCTCTCCGGACTCCTTCTCACCGAGGGAGACCGGCGCAGGGCCAGGGTTGAGATCGAGCGCGACACGAAGGCTGAGCCCGAGGAGTCCGCCGGTATCGTCGCGATGCGGGACTTCCTGGCCAAGCGCGCCTCGAACGGCTGACCGGGGGTTGATGGCACTTGGAGCGCACCGCCATTGACCCCATGTGGGACGCGCCGCCGAGGGAGCGGCTGATCACGATGCCCAGGGATCTCCCTGAGAGGACCCTGGGGCTGGTTGCTGCGGCGTGGATGATCGACAACCTGAAGCAGCCGAACGGGCCCCGTGCGGGTGAGGCCTTCACGCCGACGCCGCAGCAGATCGAGTTCCTGATGCACATGTACGCCCTGAACCCGGACGGGTCGTGGGTGTACAACTGGGCAGTTCGGCGCCTGGGAAAGGGAAGCGGAAAAGCGTGTGGCCTGGATCACCCTATCCTGACTAGTGCCGGCTGGAAGACATACGGCACTGTCGAGGTCGGAGACATCGTCTACTCCGCCTCCGGCGCCCCCGTCGCCATCACGAAGCTTCACGAGATCCGTGACGACTACGACATGTGGGACGTCCACTTCTCTGACGGGGTCGTTGAGACGTTCTCCGGCGGCCACCTGTTCGTCGTGGACGAGTTCGTCGGCGGCGCCAAGCGCAGGCGCGTCACCAAGTCTGTGGTGGACATGCTGGACAGCGGCCTCATGTTCAAGCGGCCTCTCTCGTCGTCCTCGAAGTGTACTCGCCCGGACGTCACCAAGTACGCCCTGCCGCCGCAGCCGGTGCTTGAGATGCCCGAACGCGACCTGCCCATGGACCCCTACGTCTTGGGTTACTGGCTCGGCGACGGCTCTTCAGGCGATAACGGAATCGCATGCTGGGACGAAGACGGCCCGCACCTGATCGGCGCCCTCCGGCGAGCCAGCTACCTCGCTCGTGCCGGACGCGCGCGCGGTCACACCCTTCGCGTCGGGTTTGGTAGAGAAGAGCGGGGCGGACGCCTCCAAGGCGGATCCGCTGATCTCGCCTCCGCACGGGTTCTCGGGCGCAAGCACATCCCCGACGTCTACCTGTACGCATCGGCGGAGCAGCGGCTGGCGCTCGCACAAGGACTCCTCGACTCCGATGGGTACGTGGCGAAGGACGGGTCCGCGGAGTGGTGCACCGTACGCAAGGAGATGGCGCACCAGTTCGCTCAGCTGCTCCGCACTCTCGGCGTCCGCGTCAACGTGAAGGAATCTGACGCAAAACTCTACGGGCGCGTCACAGGCAAACGGTACAGGCTCCACTTCAAGCCGTACCGGCATCAGCGCCTCTTCACACTTCCCCGCAAGGCCGAGAGGGTGAAGGAGCGGCGCATGAAGCCGCAGCCGATCACGATCCGCAGCATCACCCGCGCCCCCGGCCAGGCCGCACGGTGCATCAGCGTGGCCGGCGATGGCACGTACCTCACCGGTGAGACGCTCAAGCCGACCCACAACAGCCCGTTCGCTGCCGCTTTGTCGATGTTCGAGATGCTGGGGCCCTGCCGGTTCGACCGGTGGGACGACTCCTCGCCTCTCGGTGTGGAGGGGAAGGCGATGGCGATGGCGTGGATCCAGGTCGTCGCCACCAGCGAGCAGCAGACGAAGAACACGATGCGCATGGTGCGGGCGTTCGCAGCTAAGGGCTCCCCTCTCGCACAGCGGTACGGGCTGACGACCGGGAAGACGTTCCTGGACTCCGCGTCGGGCGACCAGCTGGAGCAGAAGGCGTCCTCGTCCCGGTCCTTGGAGGGCGGGGAGACGTCGTTCACCGTCTGTGACGAGCTGGAGCACTGGGTGCCGTCGAACGGCGGCCCCGAGCTGATGAACACGATCGAGCAGAACGCGGCCAAGACCGGGGCCAGGACGCTGCACACGTGCAACGCGTGGGTGCCGGGGGAGTCGTCTGCGGCGGAGGCGACGTTCGAGGACTGGGTGGCTCAGGAGGAGGGGCGGACGAGGAACCGGAAGAAGATCCTCTACGACGCCCGTATAGCGCCTCCGAACGCCGCCCTGGTGGATGACCCGCCCGAGCACATGGTGCCGCTCCAACGGGCCCTGGAGTTCGTCTACGAGGGGTGCCCGTGGGTGGACCTGGAGGCCACGAAGGCTCTGATCTGGTCCCCGAGGTACACGGAGTCCAGGTCGATCAGGTTCTTCCTGAACCGGCCGAACGCCGCCGACAACGCGTGGGTGCCCCTGGAGGAGTGGACGCTCCTGCGGGACCCGGACCGTGTCGTCCGCAAGGCTGATGGGGATGAGCCGGGGGAGGAGATCGTCATGTTCTTCGACGGCTCCAGGTCGAACGACCACACCGCCCTGGTGGGCTGCTGCATGTCGGACGGGCACGTCTTCAAGATCGGTCACTGGGCGCCGGAGAAGGCGTCTGGCCTGGTGAACGTGTCCAAGGTCGATGCGGCGGTGCGGAAGGCGTTCGAGGACTACCAGGTGGTTGCGTTCTGGGCTGACGTCCGTGAGTGGGAGTCGTTCACGCGGACGACGTGGCCTGAGGACCTCGGTGACGGCCTGATCCTGCCGGCCGTGCGCGGGCAGGGCATGTCGGCGTCCCTGGTGGCGTGGGACATGCGTTCTCACGCCTACCAGTTCGCTGAGGCGGCGGAGACGGCGTATGACGAGATCCAGAAGCAGGCGTTCACGCATGACGGGTCTGCGGACATGGGTGAGCACGTGTCGAACTGTCGTGTGAATGAGTTCAAGGGGCGGTTCAGCGTGAAGAAGGAGTCGCCGAAGTCGCCGAAGAAGATAGACTTAGCGGTTTGCATGATAGGTGCTAGAATGCTCTATAGGGCCGTCCTATCGTCTAAGGAGTGGGCGGCCAGGAACAAGCCGGCCGGGCAGTGGAGGGCGTACCTGTGAGCTTCGGGAACCTTATGAGGGCTTTCGAGTCGGGGGCCCTCCGCCCCAAGGGGGGCATGGAGGCCTACTACGAGGGGCGCGCCAGGGTGGCCGCCCTCGGCGTGTCCCTGCCGCCGAAGGCCCGCGTCCTGGAGGTTCAGGCGCCGTGGGCGAAGATGGCGATCGACGTCCTCGCCGAGGTCCTCATTCCCTCCGGATTCATCACCTCCTGCGAGGAGGACCAGGAGCCGATCGGCTGGGTCGAGAAGACCTGGCAGCACAACGACATGGACTCACAGTTCAACCTGGCCGCCTCGGAGGCCCTGGCCACGGGCGCCTCGTTCTGGGTACTGTCCCCGCCCGACGAGGAGTCCGAGTACCCGTACGTGCGGGCACTGGACTCCAAGCACGCCTGCGTCCGCATGGACTGGCAGGGGCGGCTCCTGGAGGGTCTCGCCGTCTACCGCGTGGACGCGGAGACCATTGGGGCGACCTACTACCTGCCTGACGGCGTCGTCTTCTACAAGCGCCTGGAGGACAGCGAGTGGCTGACCGACGGGTCCGGCCGCCTGGACTCGTGGGGGCCGTCGATCATCCCCATGTACAACCGGGCCCGCATCAAGGACAAGTACGGGCGCAGCGAGCTGACGGAGATGGCAACGATCATCGACGCCGCCTCCAGGACCCTGACGAACATCCAGGTCGGCCAGGAGGTCGCCGCCTGGCCGCTGCGACTCCTCATCGGCAATCACTCCGCCGAGATCCTCGACAGCATGCCGGACACGATGCAGGCCTACATCGGGAACATCCTGGCGGCCCCGGAGGGGTCGGACATCAAGCAGCTGACCGGCGTGGACATGACGCCGATCCAGAACATCTACAAGCTCTACGCTCTTCAGATCTCGTCGATGACGGGTATCCCTCCGTCGATGATGGGTGTGTCTGCGGACTCGAACCCGACGTCGGCGGAGGCTCTGCGCGTGGCTAAGGACAGGCTGATCGCGAGGGCAGAGAACAAGCAGCGCCAGTTCGCCGACAGTCTGGAGCGGATCGCCCGCACGGTGTGCGCGATGGGCGGATTCGACCTGGCTGAGCCGACTGCCCTGGAGATTCAGTGGCGCGACGCCGCGGCACCGTCGGTGTCGGCGATGATGGCGTCCGCCTTGCAGGCGCAGGCGCAGGGTGTCCTGTCGGCGCAGACGGCCCGGGACTTCATGATGCTGTCTCCGCAGCAGCGGGAGCGTGAGGATGCCCGCAGCCAGGAGGTTGATGAGATGGCCGGGGCCGGTGTAGCCGACAGGTCCGCCCCCGAGGACCCGGACGACGAGGACGACGAGGCGCAGGAGACTGAGGAGACGGAGAAGCCCAAGAAGGAGCCGCGTGACTGAGGCCGTGTTCCGCGCCCTGCTGGACGCGATCCTGATCCTGTTCCGCCGCAGGGCGTCCTCTGTGCTGCGCGCTCTTCCGGCGGAGAGTACGGCTACGGGCGCGGACGCGGTGGCTGAGGCCCTGTTCCATGAGGTGGTTGAGCACCGGCGGCTGGCTCACTCCGCGGGCGTCCTGTTCCTGCGCGGCCAGGCAAGGATGCGGGGCGGCGACGAGGCGTGGGTGCCCCACCAGTCCCCTTACAGTCGGCGGGCTCTGCGGCAGGGGCTGCGGGAGGTCCCCGGTGGCCTGCGGCGGGGTAACGAGCCTGCCGTGCAGCGTGTGCTGGAGCATCACGTGGAGGCTGCGGGGAGGCAGGCTGTGGCCCGGGCCGTGATGGAGGCGCCCCCGGACCCGGACGGCATGCGGGAGCACCTGGACGGCCTGGAGAAGGACCTGAAGAAGTTCCCCCCGTCGGTGCGGAAGGCCGCCCGCAGGGCTGCGGCCGGGCAGACCGCGGAGGAGGAGCAGCAGGTCGCCCGCCGCCAGGCCAAGGAGGAGCAGCGCAGGAAGGCCCGCAAGGCCGAGAAGAAGGCCCGCAAGGCTGAGAGGAAGGCTGAGGAGGAGCGTCCCCGGCTGGAGACTGCCGAGGAGCGGGCTGCCCGCCGCCGGAAGGCGCTCGATGACGCCTTCGGGAAGATCGCGGACCGTATCGGCGAGGCGATCGAGGACGTCGAGGCTGAGGAGCCTCTCCGGAGGATCGTCCGGGAGCGGGCCCCCCTGGCCGTGGAGGACCCTCCTGACAGAGACCGGACGGACCGGCGGGGGAGGCGAATCCTCAAGGCGTTCGCATGGGCGCGGGTCGTGCACCCCGGCAAGCATGGCCCCTGCGGGTTCTGCGCGATGCTCGCCGGCCGTGGCCCCGTGTACAAGACGCAGGGGACGGCCGCGTTCGCCTACCACTACGGGGACCGTTGCACGGTCGTGCCGGTGTTCACGAGCCGGACGTGGCCGGGCAAGAAGGCGGCCGCGGGGTACGCGGCCACGTATGACAAGGTCGTCCGCGGTAAGGACCTTCACGGGGCTGAGGCGCGGTCGGCGATGGACAAGGCGTTGCGCGGCACAAGGTCGCGTGAGAAGTCAGCGAGACGTAAGGAGCGCACTAATGGCTGACAGCACCAGCGAGGCGAGGAAGATCGCCGCGGACACTGACGTGGAGACGATCATTCAGAGGCCGTCATCGCCTCCGGTTGTCCCCGAGGCCGTCCAGGAGGCCCCTGTGAAGCCCGTGAAGGCTCCCGATCCTGCCCCGGCACCCACGGTGCAGGCGGTCGCCTCTGAGGCCGTCCAGGAGGCTCCTGCGGCGTCTGAGGGCATGTCGGCGGACGACCGTATCGCCGCCCTGGAGAAGGCGCTCCAGGAGATGCAGGCCGAGCGGGAGGAGGCCGCCAAGCAGTCGCTCGCGGACAAGCGGTCCCGCATCCTCTCCGACAATGGTCTCACCCAGGAGTACGCCGTCCTCCTCGACGGGGACCCGGGCTCCTGGCAGCAGAAGGCCGCCCTCCTGTCCTCCCTGCGAGGCGGAGACGGAGATAAGAAGCCCGTATCAGTCCCAAGGGACCCGATCATGAATTCTGATACCATGGGCGCAACCAACAACATGGAGGAGCAGGCCGCCGGGTTCTTCGGCCTGTCCTGACACACAGGAAGGAGTACGCGAGATGCCGGATCCGGTCGTCGCGTCCCACACACTTGAGAAGCTCCTCTCGGGCGAGAAGAAGGGGGTGTTCCCCCCCGAGGTCGTCGCGGGCATCTGGTCCAACGCCTACAAGGGGTCTGTCATGCAGACCCTGGCGCAGGCCCGCCCCGTCACCCTCTCCGGTGCGGTCCTCCCTTTCCCGATGGGCCACGCCACCGCCGGTGTCGTCGCTGAGGGCGCCGTCAAGCCGACGGTCAACCTGAACTTCGACGTCCGCAAGATCGTCCCGATCAAGGTCGCCGCCGGTGTCGTCCTCTCCGAGGAGGTCATCCGCCACTCCCCCGTGGCCGCCTACCTCGACCTCCAGCAGCAGCTGTCCGACTCGATCAGCCGCGCCATGGACAACTCCATCCTCCACGGCAAGGACGCGATCACCGGCAACGTCCTCGCGGGTCAGACGCCGATCATCTCCGCTGCCGCCAACCAGGTCGTCATCGACTACGCGGACGCCAAGCCGGACGCTCTCCTGAAGAAGGCCCTGGAGGGTGTGGACGCCGTTGAGGCCGCGAACGATGACTTCGAGATCGACTCGTTCGTCGCCCGTAAGAATGTGCGCACCAAGATCCTCGGCGTGTCCGACACTCTTGGCCGCCCGCTCTTCCAGGCGTCCGCGAACCTCGCCGACCCGGTCGGCATGTTCCTCGGCCTGCCGATTCACTTCACGTCCGCTGTCGGCGGCTACGAGAAGGCGAAGATCGAGGAGACCGACGCCGTCATGGTCGGCGGCTCCTTCAAGAACAACCTGGTCATCGGCAACGTCATGGACATTGAGATGCGTCAGGCTCAGGAGTATGGCTTCGGCCACGACCTGTTCGCGCACAATGAGCGTGCGTTCCTTGCTGAGGCTATCTTCGGCTGGTGCATCCGCGACCCGAAGGCGTTCGCGGTCTTCAAGAAGAAGCCCTGATCCCCGGGCCTGGGCGCGGTCCCCTGATGATGATGGTGAGGAGGATGCTGGCATGACGGTGGCGACGCTGGAGGACGTGAAGGCGGCCCTGCTGCGGGACCCTGACCCCGCGGACGAGGTCCCCTTCGTTCAGCCGATGCTTGACTACGTCGAGGCCAGCATCCTCCTCACTGTCCCCGATGCCCTCGACCGGGCGAAGGCCAGGAAGCCCTATGAGACGGTCCTGAGGAGGATCGAGGCGGAGTGCGTGTGCCGTGTGCTGCGTGCCCCCGCCGGTGGCGTCCTGAAGTATGAGACTGAGGGGTCGTACACGTACTCCGTGAACACGGCGATCGCCAGTGGTTTGCTGGAGGTGCGTCCCGCGGAGATGGCTCTCCTCGTGGAGCACCCGGGCGGGTGGACGGCGATGACCGCCGAGGGCGACGGGTACCTCCAGTACAGGCGGGGCCTGCATCAGGAGGGCTCCTGGGTGCAGACGATGGGCAGGCAGGATCCTGCCGACCCGCCGCCGTCCGACCTGGCTGGGGTGACTCCGTGGGGTGACTGGTGATGGCCGGGGCGTACAAGCCGCGGCGCCGCCGGTTCCTTGAGGAGGGCCCCCACACGGTCGAGGTGACGCCGATGGTCGTGGAGGACGGCCCCACGGGCCGCCGCTACGTCCCCGGCACCCCCGTGGTGGTCAGCAAGGTCCTCGTCCAGCCGTCCTCTGGGTCGGCGCTCCGGGCCTCGGAGACGAGGACGGTGGAGAAGGGCCTGTTCGACGAGACCGTGCGCGTCATCTACGGGCGCGGCCCCTGGCCGGGCGGCCCCCACAGCAAGATCCGGGTCCTCAACGGCCCCGAGGGGGCGGATGGCACCACTTTCCAACAGGCGGGCTCTGCCGTCCACTACGGGGCGTCGCCCATGACCGCCCACTACAAGGTCCGTGTCGATGCAGTCGGGGTGACCAGCAAGTGAGCGGCGATATCACGGTCTACGACGACGAGAAGACGCACGAGGCTATTGCGGCCGTGGCCTCCAGACAGCCGGAGTTCGCCTCCGCCGCCGCGAAGATCCTCGCCGAGGTGAAGGCCGAGGCCGCCCAGCACGTGCACACCGGCCGGTTCCTTTCGAAGATCACGATGCACCAGGAGAAGACGGACTGGCACATCGAGATCGATGACCTGGCTTATGACTGGAACACGGAGATGGGCCACTACGCCGGTGAGCGCGGCAAGCCCGGCCGCAGGTGGGTCAAGGGTATCGGCGTGTTCCGTAACGTCGTCCGCAGGCACGGGGGATTCTAGTGGCCCGGTATCTTGAGCACACGCCGGTGATGCCGCTGACTCTCATGGTCGAGGCCACGCGCCTGGCCTGCAAGGGTGCGACTGTCCTGACTGAGGCGCAGGTCGATATCCGCCCCGACGTTGACGACACGGAAGGGCCCCTCGTCGTTGTCCAGGTGTATTCCACCGACGCTCTGGAGAAGGGGCCGTTCGGCGCCGCGTTCCAGGCCCGGGTCCGTTGGTATGTGGTTCACCCTGATGCGCACACGGCGGAGACGATGGCGCAGCAGCTGATGGTGGGGATGAACCGCATCTGGCGTGACGGCACCCCTCTCAACGGCGGAATGATCTCCTACCTGGAGATGGGGTACCCGTTCCTCGGGGGACTCCAGTTCAACACGTCAGACTACAACGAGTTCAACGTCACCGCGGTGGTCGTGGTGCGCTCAACGGAACGGCAGGAAGGCTAGGAAATGGCGAACACCAGTAACGCCGACAACGAGATCCAGATTGCGGGGATGGGGCACGTCTACGTCGGCGACGTCGACGCCGACGCCCCTGACCTCTGGGCCTACAAGTTCGGTGACGGCACCACCCTGGAGGCGCAGGGGTGGACGTGGATCGGCGACACGTCGTCTGAGAACCTGATCGAGTTCGAGACCGACGGCGGTGACGCGTCCACCAAGGACACGTGGGACCGTAAGAACGCCCGCTCGACTCGTGCGACGAAGACCACGAACGTGACGATCTCGTCCGTGTCCATGTCTGACGACACGATCAACATCGCGTTCCCCGGCTCCACGTACGTGGAGTCGGCCGACGGCTACGACCTGGTCCTCTCGGGCAGCATCGACAAGTCGACCCTGATCGTCATCGAGGAGGGGCAGCTTGTCTCCGGCCTGCTCCTGCGGAAGGTGAACCTGTCCGGTGACATGCCGACCCTGGACAAGGAGAACTTCACCGAGATCAAGATCAAGGGTGTCATCCTGACTCCGCCGTCCGGTAAGGCTCCCGTCCTCTACCTGAAGCCGCGCCTCGTCACCGGCGTGTCCGTTGGCGTCCCGACCGTCACGAGGATCGCCCCGAATACGGGCAAGGTCGGTGCGGCCGTCACCCTGACCGGCACGAACTTCGACGGCGTCCGCAAGGTCCTGTTCGGCACTGCGCGGGCGGCGTTCGCGAAGAAGTCGGCGACGGTCATCACCTGCACCGTGCCTCCGGTCGCCACCGGTCAGCAGGAGGTTGCCGTGGTCAACGGCAAGGGCCGTGGCGCCGCGACGGAGAAGTTCACTGTCACGGCCTGACATAGTTCTCCGCCCCGGGGCCGCTCATGGTGTGCTCCCGGCCCCGGGGCGGAGTATCCACGCGTGGGGCGCACCGCACATAGGAGCACGCTATGGCAGACAGCAAGAAGCAGGAGGCGCCCGCGCCCGCCGAGTTCAGCGAGGTCGAGGGGCACGAGCTGATCGTGGACCCTCGCACCCTGCTGCCGTCCCAGGCGATGCGGCTGCTCGCAGCAGCCGGTATCGAGCCGGGAGGTGACGTGACCCTCGACGTCGTCCAGCGGATGATGGAGGAGATTGAGGAGTCCTTCCTGGTGGACGCGGAGGGGTACACGGAGTTCTACCGTAAGCGCGGCCTCGGGAAGGTCATCGAGCTCGTCGGTGCGTTCCTGGGGGAACTGCTCGGCGACGAGATCTGAGGCTCTTCCTCGACGAGAACCCGGACGCCGACGCCGACCTGTTCGCCCTGTACGGCGTGGACGGGCGTGACGCCGGCGTCCGGCTGTCTCTCATCGAGGGTCTCGTTGCCAGGCTCCCGTATGAGCCTCGGTCGTTGTGGCGGGCCCGGGCCCTGCTCGGCGGGGAGGAGTGGTTCGGATGGTCCGTGGCGGAGAGGCAGCGGGCTGACCTGATGGACGTGTCTGTGCTGACGCTGCGCGCCTGCGCCCAGCAGAAGGCGTCCCTGCGGTCGTCTGAGTGCGCGGCGCGGCCGTCTCCGCCGTCTCAGAAGGAGCGGGTCTCCTCGTCTGATAGCCAGGGCGTGGCTGCTATACTGTCTTCTATAGGCTGACCTGATAGGTGGTGGGCTGTGCCCAAGGGTATCGTCGGTAAGCTCGGCGTCAAGGTCGCCCCGGACCTCACGAAGTTCGCCCAGGAACTGAAGCAGAACCTTAAAAAGGTCCGGGAGACCACCGACTTCGACCTGCCCGTCGGCCTGGTCCTCGACGACGGCGACGTCAAACAGATCCAGGAGCGCATCAAGCGCCTGGACGCCACAGCGAATATCAAGGTCGCCCTAGACAAGAAGTCGCTGAAGAAGGCCAAGGAGAAGATCAAGAGCCTCGACGCCACAGTCAAGGCGAAGGTCAAGGTCGATGAGGCGTCCCTGAAAAAGGCGCAGGCGCGGATCCAGAGGCTCGGCGGTTCGGGCGTGGCCCCGAAGATCAAGCCGAAGGTTGAGCGGAAGTCCCTCGACGAGTTGTGGAAGGCGTTCGAGAACGCTGACACGAAGGTCACCCCGCGCCTGGACCGGACTGGGATCACCCGGATCCGGGAGCAGCTGCGCCGCCAGGACTGGCCCACAGCGGAGATCAAGCCTCACCTTGACGCGAAGAAGATCAAGGCGCAGGAAGAGGCGCTTGACCGGGGCGGGGTCAAGATCCGGATCGACCTGGATGAGTCGTCCTACCGGCGTGTCCAGGAGCGGATCAAGCGTCTGGGTGAGCGGGTGAGGATCCACCTGCACCTGGACGAGTCCGACTACCACAAGATCAGGCGTAAGCTTGGCCGCCTGGACACGAGTGTGACCGTGAACGCGGACGCGGACACGGGTAAGGCGCGGGCGAAGTTCGCGTGGCTGGCGCGCCGCCGGTACGTCCACTTCCAGGCCGTGGCAGACAGTGCCGCCCTGGCGAAGGTGGAGATGTACTTCAAGCGCCTGTCCGGGTTCCGGGCCCTGTCCGACTGGGCGAGGCAGGCGAAGGACGTCGTCGAGAACATGGACAAGCTCGCGCTCACCATGGGTGTGGCGGCGTCCGCTGTCCTGGCGATGGGGTCTGCGGTGACGGCTCTCGTGGGCACCCTGGGGGCTCTCGCCCGGCTGCTCGCGAGCATCGCGCCCGCAGGGCTGGCCCTGCCGGGTATCTTCATGGGGATGGCGACCGGGGCTGCGACCCTGGTCCTGTCCCTGAAGGACGCGAAGGACCACCTGTCGGACGTGGGGGACGCGTTCAAGCAGGTGCAGCAGAACTTCAGTGCTGCGTTCTGGTCCGAGGCGGAGGACGCGATCCGGTCCCTCGCCTCTGACGCGATGCCGATCCTTGACGCCCAGCTGACCGAGCTGGCCAGGGCGCAGGGGCAGTGGACTGCTGCTGTCGCGGACGCGGTCCACGGGCACCTGCCTCAGCTGGAGTCCTCGCTGGCGAATACTGCTGAGGGCGCCAGGCGGGCCACCAGGGGGTTCGGGTCGTTCACTGAGGGCCTGCTGACGATCGGTGAGGTCGGCGCCCGGTACCTGCCGCAGCTGGGGGACTGGTTCTCCGACCTGGGGGACCGGTTCGCCGAGTGGGCTGCCCGGGCGGCCGGGGACGGCAGTATCGACAAGGCGATCCAGCGTGGCGCTGACGCCGCCCGCCGGTCGATCAGCATCATGAAGGATCTCGGGTCCGCCGTGGGCGCAGTTTTCAAGGCGGCCGACAAGGGCGGGTACACGATCGAGCGGGCCGAGAAGAGCATTGCCGGGTTCGCGAAGGCCTTGAACAGCCTGAAGGGTCAGACGATCCTGACGAACATCTTCGCGGGCGCCGCCGGCGGGATGGATGCCCTGTCAGCGGCTGTAGCGAAGACGACCGACGACCTGGTGAACTTCTCGTTCACCCTGAAACGGTCGATGGTCGACGGGTCCGTCGCCGCGGGGAACGCGTGGCAGGTCCTCGCGAAGGTCCTCGGGAACGAGAAGTTCGGCCTCGGCGTGTCTGACTTCTTCCTCGGCCTGAACAAGGGACTGAAGGCGTTGCAGGGGGCGGCCCCTCAGATCGGCCAGCTGCTCGGGGCGATCCTCACCCTCGGCGGGGCCCTGGCGTCGACGGTGGGGAAGGTCCTGGCGAAGGCGTTCGAGAAGCTCGGGCCGCCCGTGTCCCGCCTCCTGGAGGCCCTGGCGCCCCTGGCCGAGGCGCTGGGGGACTGGCTGGTGCAGGCTATTGAGAAGCTTTCCCCGTTCATCACGAAGCTTATCGACCAGTTCCTGATCCCTCTCATTGAGAAGCTCACGCAGTCTCCCGGCCTGGTGACGGCCCTGGTGATCGCGTTCATGGGGTTCAAGGGCGTCCTGGGCCTGCTGCCGGGGCTCCTGTCCCTCGCGTCGACGCTCATCCCGCTGATCAGCGGCGTGGAGGGCCTGGGTTCCGCCATCCTGGGGATCCTGGGACCCGTCGGCCTGGTGATTGCAGCCATCCTCGCTTTGATTGCAATCTTCACCCTGCTGTGGAACACGTCCCAGACGTACCGTGATACGGTCACCCAGCACTGGGAGGATGTGAAGGCGAAGGTCGAGGAGGCCGTCACCGCGATCACGGACTGGGTGAACAACGAGCTCGTCCCCGCGGCCACTGCCTGCTGGGAGACGATCTCCCAGTTCTGGCAGGAGTACGGGCTGCCGATGTTCCAGTCGATCGACGCGATGATCGAGTGGCTGGAGCCGATCTGGAACGGGTGGTGGAACGCCGCCCAGGATATTGTGATCGGCGTCTGGGATATCATCAAGGGGGCGGTGATCGGCGCCCTGAACATCATCCAGGGCATCTTCGAGGTCGTCCTAGGCGTGCTCCACGGCGACTGGAATGGGGTCTGGCAGGGCATATCCCACATCACGAGCGGGACACTGCGCATCATCCAGGGGACGATCAGCGGAGCCTTCCATATCATCATCGGTATCTTCCAGTGGCTGTACACGACGGCGTGGGGGATCATCTCGACGATGATGCAGGTCGTCATCTCGATCCTCCGGACCGGGTGGACGTTCGCCGCGAACGCGACCAGGATGGCTATCACCGGGATGATCAGCTTCATCACGAACCTGCCGTCCCGCATCCGTTCTATCTTCTCGGGTGCGGGGTCGTGGCTGCTACAGGCTGGCCGTAACATCATCACCGGTCTTATCAACGGGATCCGGGGTTCTATCGGCCGGCTCTCCTCGACCCTGGGGAGCCTGACCAGGATGATCCCTCGGTGGAAGGGGCCCGCCCCTGTTGACAAGCGGATTCTTCAGCCTGCTGGGCGGCTTCTCATCAGGGGCCTGGTGACGGGTATCGAGGATGAGGAGCCGGCGGTGAAGCGGTCTCTGCGGGGCCTGACCGGCCGCCTGCCCGGGATGACCGTGAACCATGAGGTTGGCGGCGGCGACTTCAGCAAGAGCGGGGCGTCCATCACTATCAACCAGTACAATCCTGTCCAGGAGACGGATTCGGCTGTCCGTGACAAGGTGGCGTCCGGGATCCGCCTGGCAGCGTCCTTATAAGGAGGAGCGTGGCGTATGGCTACGGACTACAAGATTGACGGCGTGTCACTGGATGATGCCGGTGGCCGGTGGCAGGTTGGTGCTGAGATCTACCAGCCTACTGAGACGGTGTCCGTGTCCCGCGGCGGGGCGGACGTGCGGGTGCCGACGACGCCGTTCGTCCTGTTCCAGACGTTCACCGTCCGTGACGTCACCGCCTTCCGGGAGTGGCTGGACAGCATCCCCTTCGGCGCGTCCCTGTCGAGGCCGATGGGCGGCCAGACGCGCCTGGAGTCCCCGGTGGCCGTGGAGTACGTGAGAGACCCGTTCCAGATCAGGGCGGATACGTACGTCGTCCACGTGACGTGGCGTGGCCTGACCGGCGTGTGGCGTGAGGCCTCCCCGAGGCAGATCGTGCTCCGCTCCCTACCCGCCTGGGACGCGCAGGCCGTCTTCCCGTCCGACGGGATCCGGCTGTCCGTCCTGAACCCGCTCGCCCGCGTGAAGGTCACCTGCGGCGTCTCCGGATCCTGGCTCATGTGGGAGGGCCCCGTCAACGGCTCCCGCCCGCACCTGCTGATCGACACTGACACGCTGCGGGCCCGACGCGGCGTCGAGTGGTTCCCGCACACCGGCGTGGACGTGTCCGACGGGCTGACCGTCTGCCCGGACGGTTTCACCCTCTGCCCCGGCAAGGACGGCAAGTTCAGCCTGAACGTGGACGGCTCCCAGTCGACCGACAACCCTCACAAGGTTGAGATCCGGGCCGCGTACTAATGGCTTCGGAGTACTACCTGGACGGCGTCCCCCTGGACGACCCGGCGGGGCGGTGGTTCGTCACGTCTGAGACGACACTGCCTACGCTGGGCGCGCCTCGGAACGTGTCCACGGCCGTCCCGTGGCGGTCCGGGGTGCTGCCCCAGGCGCCGTTGACGGTGGACCCGCTCCAGGTGACGGTGAAGGTCGTCGTCCAGGACTCCGGCCGCGGCAGGGAGGGGCTGGACGCGAACTACTGGGCGCTGATGCGGATGGTCCGCCGTGTCGGCTCCCTGATCACTATGCAGCACCGGCCCCCTGGTGGTACGGCGAAGCAGACCCTGGTGCGCCTGTCGAACAGTGTCGAACCCGTGTTCTACTACGCGGAGAACATGATCGAGGTGACGCTTGTGTTCGAGGGCGTGGAGGGGGTGTGGTGGGACGAGCGTGAGACTACTGTCGGCCTGAACAACCTGTCTACGCTGATGGGGTCGGCGATGCCGATCACCCGGTGCCTGATCGACGTGGAGACGCCGACGGGCGCCGTGGTCATCCGGGACGTCCCCTCCGGTGGTGTCCTGTCCTGGTCGGGGACGGTCCCGGAGAACGTCTACCACATGGTGATCGACGTGTACGCGTACCGGGTCGTGCTCACGGATGACTGGTGGAAGACGACGGGGACGGACGCGTCCGGTGGCCTGTCGCAGCCTCCAGGTGGTTGGGCGCTCACCCCGGACGCGCAGGGGCGGTTCTCGGTGACGACGTCGGGCGCACCCAGGAACGTCCGGTTCCGGTGCCGGAGGGCGTACTGATGGGGCCGCGTCTCGGGCTGCGCCTGGTCGCCTACACGCCGATGGGCGGCCGTCTGGGGGTGATGCCGGACGTCCTGGAGATGACGCTGACGTGCCCGCTGAACGACACGCCCACGCTGACCGTGTCCTACCCGGAGGCGGACGGCATCCGTGGCGGCCTGCTGGACTCTGAGGTAGAGCTTGCTGTCGAGTACACGGCCGATAACGGGGAGTCGTGGGTCGAGCCCCCGGGGGCGAGGTTCCTGACGACGAAGGTTGAGCGGAACCTGATGTCTGACGGGACGGGGACGCGGCGGGCGGAGTGCGTGCACATCAGCCACGTCCTCCAGGGGGCCCTGGTCTGGGACCCGCCGAAGACGGCACAGGACTCGGACGGCAAGTGGAACTTCCTGTCCGTGAACGCCGGGACGATCGTGCGGACGGTCTGGGACGCCGCCGTGGCCCGCGGGTGGGGGAAGGCCCTTACGCTGCGGGGTTCTGCGTCTGCTGACGCGGCTGGGGCGAAGTGGAAGTCGATCATGACGATCGCCTACGACCCGACGATTGATCTGCTGTCCCTGGTGAAGTCCTTGTATGACCTGGGGATCATGGACCGCCGGTGGGACGGCCGCACCCTGTCCCTGTTCAACAACGACACGGTGATGGCGCCGTCGAACCCGAGGGTGTGGCGGCTCCATGGCGGCTCCTCCTCGGCGGAGGAGGCTGTGGCGTGGCAGGAGATGTGCACGGACGTCCTGGTGGACGGGGAGGGCACGCACAGGTGGCGGTTCCACAACGCTGAGGCACCTGCGGGTCTGAGGCGCACCGAGAAGGTCGTGTCCGCGGGTGGTGTGGAGAAGGAGGCGACCGCCCGCATCGTCGCCCAGAAGACGCTTATCAGTGGCGCCCACCCTGACCAGGAGGTGAAGCGGGAGTGGGATCTTGGTATGGAGGGTGTCCTGCTGCCGTGGGTGGACTACCAGGTCGGTGACTGGCTGCGCGTGGAGCGTTCCAGCGGCCTGGAGCGGCTCCGTGTGATGCAGGTGTCTGTGACCCTGGACTCGTCCGGGGTGAGCGGGCACACGACGTTCGGGACGGTCCTGGAGGACTACCTGTCCCGTCTGGCGAAGAAGACGAAGGGCATCGCCGGGCTGGCGGCGACGTCCGGGTCCGGGGTTCGGCCGTCCAAGCCGTCCGACCGGCGGACGCCCGCCAAACCGTTGGGTGTGGTCGGGTCCGGGGTGATCATCCCTACCGAGTCGGGGGCCGGCCACTTCGGTGCGATCCGCCTGTCGTGGGCGCCGGTGACCACGGACACGCGGGGAGTGTCCCTGGATATCCGCGACTACCGTGTCATCTGCTCCTACCAGGTGACTCTTCCGGGCGGGGGCACGTACCGGCAGGGCCTGCCGTACCAGGTGACCGGGACGAACAGCGTGGACTTCCCGAACCTGGACCCGGGCGTCCTGTACCGCCTCCAGGTGCAGGCGGTGTCCATCGACGGGATCGTGTCGGCCTGGTCCGACCCGGCGGACATCCTGATGCCGACGGACACGACGCCGCCGCCCACGCCATCGAAGCCGACACTGTCGCAGCGCCAGGGCGTCCTGATCGTCGCCTGGGACGGGAAGTCCGCTGACGGTGGGGGCATGCCCGCGGACCTGTCCTACCTGAACGTGGGCGTGAAGACGCCCGCTGATGGGGCCCTGGTGCCGCGCGGGTCCCTTGTCAAGGACGGCCAGTGCGTCCTTGCCGGCCTGCCGCTGAACGAGCCGCTCCAGGTGGCCCTGTACGCGGTAGACAGGACTGGCAACGAGTCCGCATGGGGCGGCACGTCGGAGATCACCCTGACGGCTGCGGTGGACCCGGACGCGATCAACAAGTCTGTTGAGGAGGCGTTGAAGAAAGGGGACGCCCTGTCGAAGGCTACCCGTAAGGAGATCCTGGAAATGTTCGCGAAGATGGGCAGGTCCGGGGATATCATTGATGGCGTGTGGCCGCCGTCGCGCGGCGTCGTGGGGAAGTCCCTGTGGGTGTCCCCGGACGGCCGCATCTTCCGGTGTACGAAGCGCGGGAACAAGGAGGAGTAACGGTGCCGTACCAGCGGGCCAGGCCGAACTGGCAGGACTACCCCGAGGGTGATACGCCGATCATGGCCACCCACATGAATACTATTGAGGCGGGGATCGTGAACGCGACGAACCTCGCCGAGAGCGCCGGAGGCAAGGTGCCCATCGGCGCGCTGATGCCGTACGCGGGTCTGGCGACGCCGGCAGGGTGGCTGCTGTGCAAGGGGCAGTCGCTGGCGAGGTCGTCGTACCCGGACCTGTACCAGACGATCGGCACCCTGTACGGCGCGGAGGACTCGACACACTTCAGTATCCCTGACCTGCGCACGCGCGTCCCGGTGGGCGTGTCGGACAATCACGCGACGTTCGGGCAGATGGGGTCGAAGGGTGGGGAGGCGTCGCACTTCCTGACCGTCCAGGAGATGCCCTCCCACACGCACCTCCTCAAAGGCGTGGGGACCTCGTTCACGGGCGGGGTGGAGAAGACGAACCTGGGTTCCGGGTCCGGGTGGACGACGGTCACGAACTACACCGGGGGCGGTTCCCCGAACCTTCAGGCGGCCCCCACGGGGTCTGGTTCGGCGCACAACAACATGCCCCCGTATATTGTGCTGAACTTCATTATCAGGGCGTCCTGACATGGTGGGGAAGGCGACGGAGTACATTCCCTGGCCCGGGCCGGGGATGCCTCCGGGTGAGCGGACGAACCCGGGCGGTAACAAGACCGCCCCGGAGTCGAAGGTCGTGCACGGCCGGTACGGGTGGGAGTGGACTGAGGACGACTCCCAGGCGGTCGGTGACGTCAAGGCCGCCGTGGACGCTGCGAAGGGTATTCAGCGGTTCATCAATATCAGCACGGACCAGCTGACGGTGACGGGTACCGCGTTCATCAACGAGGCGATCATCCAGAAGATCTGGACGCGGATCATCACCGCGAAGGAGGGCGAGTTCGGCAAGCTGAAGGCCGGCATGATCGAGGCCCACCGCGTGGTTGCTGACGAGGTGAAGGCTGGGGCGATCGACGGCATGGTGATCACCGGCGCCCTGTTCCAGACGAAGAAGTATGGCCAGTACCCGCGTATCGCGATCTCCTCGGACGGCATGTACGTGTGGGACAAGAATAACCGCAACACGTTGTCGATCAATAATGATGGGACGATCTGGATCGATGGGCAGGTCGGCATCAACGACTCGTGGTCGCATGCGAGGTTCATTGACCTGAAGGCGTGGGACACACACACGGATGTCAGCGGCGACGGGAGTCGCGTCGGGGTCGGTATCCACTTCCAGAGGACGAACAACCCGTACGCGACGGCCGGGTCGATCACTATTGTTGAGGACGCTTCCGGCATGCCGCGCCTGAACTTCCAGACCCCTTCCCGGAAAACCGGGGAGACGCCTCACTTCGAGTTGTCCGAGTCAAGGATACTGATCGCCTCGGCGGCCTTCAACGGGGGCGCGGTTCTTTTGGACTCCGACGGCGTGTACCTGCAAGCCAACGGCAGGGGCGCCTTGTACAGCGGGTATGACAACTTCTATGTCAGGAGTGGCCGCTACTCGTCTGGCACGTTCGGTCTCCGAGGTAACAAGGACGGCATCTACCTGTCCTGGGACAGTAACTGCTCCATGCGACAGTACACGGTCCAGGACACGCCGGGGCAGCTGATTGAGCTGGCGTCCGGCAGCCACTACATGCAGATACGGCAGGGGCACTTCGGCAACTATAATATCTCCCTTACCGGCGATACGTGGGTTCACGGCAAGTTCGGCGCCAACAACAAGACATTCATTATTGAGCACCCGCTTGACCCGTACGGCAAGATGCTGATGCACTCGTGCACGGAGTCGCCGTGGCCGGGCGTTGAGTACTGGGATACGGTGACGGTCGGGGAGGACGGGGCCGTGGAGGTGGTGCTCCCCGACTACTTCAATGCTCTGTATCGGCCTGATCTTCCTCTTGCGGTGCTCTGCTCGGGCCCCGGGTCGCCTTGGGCGACGCGGGTGGTCATGGGGCGGTTCACGGTGCACGGTGAGCCTGGGGCGACGGTATCGTGGCTGGTGAAGGCGGTCCGGCGGGCGGATCACACGCGCACGCTTGATCGCGATCATCCTCCTGTGGAGGCGCCGGCGATGCGGCCTGCCCCCACCCAGGACGGGGACGTCGTGACTGACCCGAAGGATCTGCGGTGGTTGTATGAGCCGCCCGTACCAACCGAGTGATAGGATTAATGACATGAGTGATGCGCCCACCAGTGAGGACCTGGGGCGCCAGGTCGAGGTTCTTCAGCGCCTGGTCGTCTCGTACCGCGAGCGTCTGGCCCGGGTGGAGGAGGAGCTTGTGACCGCTACGGCGAACCTCGCGATCGCCCAGGAGCGGATCGACTCCCTCTCCAAGGAGAACGGGGCCGGGGAGTGACCGCGGTCAACGAGTACGCCGCGTCTGAGATGCGGTACTGGTGCCGCACCTGGGACTTCGGTGGCGTGGGCTACTCCCAGCCGAACCGGTGGTCCGCCTACGACAACAGCAGCTGGGCCGGCTGGCTGACCGGCCCGGGGGAGATGGACTGCTCCGCCGGCGTCGCGGGCGCCTACAACATCGCGTTCCACGAGTGCCTCGGCGAGGGGGTGCGGCCCGCCATGTTCCCCCGCTCGACGTGGACGGAGTCCCTCCGCCAGGAGGCTCAGGCCCGGGGCTTCGAGGATATTGGTGACTCGTGGACGGGCAGTACCCCGGGCGGTGGCTTCGCCGTGGGGGACCTGCTGCTGCGCACCACCGGTGAGGGCGGTCACGTCGCGATGGTCGTCCGGGACGAGGACGACTCGTTTGATCCCTGGAATCCCCTGGTTGCGGAGGCGTGGATTGACTCGGCTGGCAGTATCTACGGCAGTGACGGCGGTGATGGTTCTGCTGCTGATGATAGTGGCGGCGAGTCCCGCTTGGTGAGGTACGGGTCGCACCCGTTGACGGTGGCGGCGGCGTGGTCGACGTGCCTGCGCTACCGGGGCCTGTCCGGCGGGCCCCAGAGGGCTTCTGAGGCTTCTGGGCGGGCTTTCGGCATTGACGTGTCCATGCACCAGCGTGGCATGTCGCTGGCTCCCACGGGGGCCTCCTACGTGGTTGTGAAGGCGTCTGAGGGTTCCGGGTACGAGGACCCGTGCAAGGACGACTTCGCCTCCCAGACGCTCGCGATGGGTGCCCGCCTCGGCTTCTACCACTTCGCGTGGCCGTCGGCGAACGACGTGGGTGAGGAGGTCGACACGTTCGTGGCGGCCATCCGCCCGTACCTTGACCGGCGGCCGTTCCTGTACCTGGACTGGGAGGACAGCGGTGCCTACTACGACTACTCGTGGGCCCGCCAGTTCCTCGACCAGGTGCATGAGCGGACGGGTATCAAGCCGTTCATCTACATGTCCGCGTCGGTCGCCGAGAACGGGGACTGGGAGGGCGTGTCGAACGACTACTGGCTGTGGGCCGCCGGCTACCCGTCCTCGGCGCCCCAGGTGCCGGCTACCCCGGACTGCCCGTACGCGCCGTTCAGCCATGGCTGGTGGACGTTGGCGTGGCAGTACACGGGTGAGGGGCGGGCCCCCGGCTGGGACAACGACCTGGACCTGAACGTCTGCTACCGGCCCGACGTGCTCGGGCTCTCTGGAAACACTTCTACTACCGATGAGGACTGGCTGAGCATGCCCGCTGCCGTTGACCACCTGAGGACCATTGCTGACGCTATCACTCCTGGCCAGGAGGGCGTGAAGCATGCTGGCGCCATCTACCTGCGCGTGTCGGAGACTGAGGCGGCCGTCCTGCGCGTGGAGAAGCTTCTCCAGGAGGGTGGCAAGAAGTCGGTGTACAACCGGTTGGATGACCTGGAGCACTATGTTGCTGCGATGAGCGCCGACCTCACGGCGATCAAGAAGTCTCTTGAGGTTCTCGCCAAGAACGCGGCCTGACGTTTTGTTGGGTTCCGGTACTACTGTAAGGATGTGAGAGTATGAGCAAGCACCTGGCTCTGACCACCGACCGCACTACCCTGGACGGCCTGTTCACCCCTGAGCGCCGCAAGGCGTTCTACGGCCTCGCCAGCGCTCTGCTGGCCGTGGGGCTGGCAACGAACCTGTTCACCCCCGACGACGTGTCCCGCGTCGCCGACGCCGTCACCTCCCTCGTGGGTGTCCTGACCGGTGTGGTGGCGTTCCTTCACACCGGTGGCGTCTACAAGGCGCCCGCCCAGCCGGTGGACGAGGCCTGACAGGAATCCTTGTTGGCTCCCTGGTGGTGGGACGTGGAGATGGTCAACGCGGTCGCGGCCCTGATCGGCGCGGTGGCTGCGCTGGCGTCGGGCGTCATGATCGGGAGGGCCAGGTCCCGCCCGGAGAAGGAGCGGCAGGCGGCCGAGATCGCTGCGATCCGCGAGGCCGCCGAGGCTGCCGCCGAGCAGACGACGAACAGTCACGGCACGAACCTGCGTGATGACCTGACCGCGGTGCAGGACCGGGTGGACCTGGTGCTCGACGCGCTGGCGGCCGAGTCCCGTGCACGCCGTGAGAAGGACGAGGAGTTCGGGCGGAAGCTCGACGCCGTCGCCCTGTCCGCGCGCATAGATCATAGTGAGATCTTTCAGCGTGTGGCGGCCCTGGAGCATACGACGGCGGACTGCTCGCTGTCCCGGCTTCCCCGGGACCCGGAGGGTGTGCTATAGTCTGCTCCTGGCCGCGCTTTGTTGAAGGCGACGAGGGGCGCGGCCCAGCATGTGGTGGTGCGAAGAAATCCCCCCGGCAGTCTCGCTGAAGACTGCCGGGGGGATTTCGCCGTCAGGGCGCCATGTAGGCGGGGAGGCCCGTGACCGTGTCGACGCCGACGTGCTTCGCCCTGCTGAGCGGGGCGGCGACGCGTCCGCCGTCGACGGCGACGACTCCGATCGGGATCTCATCGTAGTCGAGCAGGACCGCCTCCCGCGTGGCGGCCTCCCTCCCGGGGTCGACGACGATCCTGAGACAGTCCTCCTCGGGCTCGGCGACGATGACGCCGGGCGGGAGGCTCACGGGCTCGGTGCAGTCCGCGAACTCCCGGAGGCGGCAGGCCGCGTCGGCGCGAAGGACGCTCTCATCAAGGCGGCCGTTGAAGGCCTTGAGCGTCTCCGTTGAGATCTCCAGGCGGTATGACCACCTGTCCTTGAGGAGGCGGACATGGGATGGTATGCGGCTCATTGTTCTCCTTTCAGTATGGTGGCGAGATCTTCCAGGGTCATGAGGACCCATTGGTCGCCGGGGTTCTGGACGCGCTGCCGTTTGGCGACGACGACGCCTGCGGCGGCCCCGGCGTTTCCGGCTTCACGGTGTGCCTCGACGATCCAGGTGGCTGGGTGGAGGCGGCCCGCGTACTCCTTGCACTCGATGACGACGGGGCGCCCCATGGCGTCTCGGACTCCGCGGATGTCTCCCAGGTCCTTGGCGCCTGTGCGCACCTGCCGATCGATGCCGTCATCGTCGAGGACGTCCCGGAGGTAGTCGGCGACGGCCCTTTCGAACGCCGCCCCGGCCTTGCGGGCTGTGGTACGGCTGCGGCTCATCCTCGAGCCCTCTCCAGGTTGATGATGCACCCGTAGAGGCGCCCCATGTCCAGGTAGAAGGCCGCCGTGCTGTCCTGGTCGTCCGTGTAGATGGCGGCCGCCAGGCTGCCGGCGTAGGCGAGGAGAAGCGAAAGCGCGCCCTCGTAGGTGTCGATCTCGGCGAGGAGGGGCCGGGTAATCTCCTTGGGGCTGGGCTCGTCGGAGGCGCCGTTGGCGAGGAGCGCGTCACGGGCGTCGCAGACGTCGTCGAAGGCGACCCTGGCGGACGCGACACGGTCCGCGGGCGTCTCGGCGTGGATGATGTTGAGGATGTTCGTGCAGTGAATGGCGATCTCTCTCGCGGCTTGCTGGCGGCTCACGGCCGCCTCCTTTCTGGTTTGTGCTGGCGGGCGTGGAGCGGGCACAGCGGGCTCGCCGTGAACCGCCACCCTCGGTTGGTGGCACGCTTCTCCGCCTCACGGCGCGTGTCGCCGGGGTGGCTGCGGAACGTGGCGTGGCAGGCGGGGTGGCCGCACCTGGCGGCCCAGGCGAGCCCGTTCACGGTGAGCGTGGGGATCATGAGGGCCGCCCCTCCTTGAAGTCGCGGATCGCCTGGCACTGGACGACCTCGGTGAGACGCTCGTCGTGGGCCTGCACCGGCCACCCGCCGACGATCTCATCGAGCAGATCGTTGGCCGCGTTGAGGGCGTCCTCCTCGATGGCGTCCATGCGTTCGTGGGCGCCGTCGGCGCCGAATGACAGGGCTTCCATGCAGGCCCAGTAGGTGCGGGCCCTGTCGAGCCCCTCGACGGTGATGAGGGGGACGTAGTCGGCTGCGCCGCCCCGAAGGACGTCGACCTTGTGCGTGCGCTCGTCGACGAGGATGAGGTCCCCGTTGTCTGCGACGATGACCGGCTTCCCGATGTGCTTCCGAAGGTGGTGCAGCTGGCTGCCGGAGATGACTCCGAGGCCTTTCATTGTGTTTCCTTTCTTCTCCACTGGTGGAGCGCCTGTAGTGTGACCTGCGCCCACTCCGCTATGTCGGTTGGGCGCATGCCCGCCTTGTAGGCGGCGTTCGCTGCGGCGTGCAGTGCCCGCCGGGCTTGGGCGGCCTGCTGGTTGGCGTCGTCTAGCTCTTGGCGGGCGGTTCTTACCCGCTTCTCCCATGTGTTGGGCATTCTGGCTCTCTCTTGTCTGTGCGGCCCCATGCCATGGTGGGGCCGCACAGGTGGTTAGTCGTCGGTGAGGGCGAAGAGGGCGCCGATGAGGAGGAGGGCTCCTGCGACGGAGAGGCCCCATCCCCAGCCTGCCAGGTAGGTGATTCCTCCGATGAGGAGGAGGTAGCCGACCCAGAAGACTGCGGCGGCGCCGTCGACCTTGTTGTCGTCTCGCATCGTTCTGTGTCTCCTTCTAGAACGGGGGTTCCGTGTTGGCGGGGCGGCCGGTGTTCCACGGGTCGGCCGCAGCGGCCGGGGCGGCCGGGGCGGCATTGTCGGGCGCGGGGCAGGGGCACCTCCGGTGACGGTCCCCCCAGG